ATAAATCCGAGAACAGATTTATACATTGATATTTAAACGTTTCTATACTTTAGATGCATTAAAATGAACTTAAGTCGTGACGTAATCTTGTAATACTCAAGTAAAGATGTTCGCACTCAGACAACCCACCTTTCGACCCACCCCCTTCCGCTTCAAGCCCAAGGTTAAAAAATCAGCGGCCAAGAGTTACTACGCACTCGATTATAGCAACAGTACAGTACTCGAAAAAGTTTGTAATCACGATCTTTTTCATGTCATAGCATTTCATAAAGCTGGACATGAAGAAGGAATTTATTCTATTACGGATAGAGATGCAAATGATATCCCTCGACATTTTATCGTAGCGTTCGTAACATTTGACGACGCGTATAGGTACAAAACGCTCTTAGAAGCTGATATGGACTCCTATTCACCTTATATTCAATATGCATCAAGATTTGAACTCGACCACGCGTGTAGTGTTGGGGGCTACCACTGCAGGGTCGTGAATAAAGGGGCACTCATTACTCCACCCATGAGAACTGTAAAACTAACGGATTGGGAAATTCGTCAGTCTCTCATAGATGGTAATTGGTCTGTTGCACCTAAACCGGGGAATCATCGTGAATAACAATAGATTCTAAACTATTGGAACGACTCGTGATAGGAGAAAGCCCGCTAATGATTGGATCTCTCTTCTGTGCACATGAATGACGTTCCATAGAAGCGACGGTATTAAATGTAGACCAACACGTGTTACAACGAACAGTACCATACCCCCTGTTAATACAAGTATTAACCTGTTCTGTTGAATGGTATCCCATATGGTTTATCAAACCCTGCATATCAGAGAATACAGAACCACATAATTCACACGAACAGTCGAAGGGATGTGTGTATGCATCTGGTAGTCTCTTATAGCGTTTTTTAAATAAAAAGTCTAAACACATATACTTCCCTGATATAATATTAAGTATGTTTTTCTGTAAATCGATAATCGGGATACATGTATCGTAATTTTTGTTTTTGAAACATAAATACGGTTATTTTCTCGTACACAGACATTGTTTCCGTTTTGAAAACAACAGTCTGCGCACTGTGATCGACGCGAACTTCCATACCGTACGCATTCGGATATTCTGGGGTGTCATCTGGTAATATATCATATAAATGTCTTTTTGCGCGTTTATCGTCGAATAGCAGATCCTCGGAAAGACTATTAGTAGATTGTGGTCGTATATGATTTTGTAAAAGGGTTATGCGTCTTAACGCTGGACCGATGCGTATTGTGTTCATCTTACATATTTAACGCGATTACTTTTTATACCACTTTAAGGTTCATGTTACGAGGTTTGTACATTTTCTTTGCCATCCACGTCATGAAAACGCCGACCTCCATGATAAGAAGTGCATGATGGAACATGACCATCCTCTTAGCCCGGTCAGTTTTCGGGCTAAAGTCACCGTATCCAACTGTACTCATCGTGGTAAATGCGAAGTACCATGGATCAGTTGAAGATTCTGTAAATCCAAACTCTTCTGGATCAAACATATTCGCATATATAAATCCGAACATAAGTGTCGTAAATAACATTAATAAGGCAACGAGTATACCATCCATTTGTTATATGTAGACATTTAAAGTTATCCCGCGTGTACTGACAAAGATGGAGTCTAAGCTACTTATCAAACGCCTTTCACCTGACGCTATTATTCCCGAGCGATCTGGATCAAGTGCTTCTGTTGGATACGACCTTTACAGTATCGTTGATGTCGAACTTCCCGTTTTAGCTAGAGGTATAGTGAGCACTGGAATCGCTGCTACAGTTCCCATCGGCTGCTACGGTCGCATCGCTCCTCGCTCCGGTCTCGCTGTTAAGAACGGCATTCAAACTGGTGCTGGTGTTATTGACCCTGATTATACAGGTGAACTCAAGGTGATCCTGTTTAATCATGGAGATGAAACGTTTCATATTAAACCTGGGGATAAGATCGCCCAGCTTATAGTAGAGAGGTGTGAAACCCCTGCAATCGAGATTGTAGACGAAATCGTGTCTACTGAACGCGGTACACGCGGTTTTGGTTCTTCTGGATAAACATAAATAAAAAACTTAACACGACTATTTAGTTAGCAAAAGCAACTCCTGCCATACCGTCTTTTATCTTTAATATGTTGTAATTGACTGTATACGCACGCACAATGCTTCCATTCCTGACCCCGCCGGTGAGGTTCAGCTTCGCGTTATCAATCCTACTGAAATTTAGCGATCCTGAAGGCTGAGAGGCATTCAATTTTAAGCAGAAAGGCCACGTGAACGTAGCCACGGTGCTGAGAGTCGACGAAGGGAGGGATGTGCAGTGCATCTCCGGAACGACGTTGTGATGGTAAACGGGAGACATTTCTTCGAAGAGGGTAGTACCGTTAATGTAGAGAGAAGCCCGGTCGAACGTGAAGTTAGTATCCCATTGACTGTTATCAGCCTCGGAAGAGACGACGTGGATAGCCTTGGAAGGGTGGTTGAAGTAGGTGAGATCGATGTCAACATCATCCGCAGACATGGGTTGAAACTGTGTCTGGGTGATGAGGATCTCATGTTCATGCTCGACGACCATCTGACGCTCCTCTGTATCGAGGTACACGTACGTCCCGTAGACCTTGGGAGTGGACACCGGGGTAAATCCTGAGCGGCACTTAATACGTAATTCGACCTGATGGAACTGGAGTGCGGTGAGAGGAAGAGATTTAGTCCAATCCTCGGAGAAAAAGAAAGGGATGATATAATGATCGGCACCCGTACTAGTCCCCTTGGCGTTATCAGAAACCTCATCAAGAGTCACGGCACAAGTGGCCTTGGCGCCATCCTGTTTGTAGAGTAAATTGTGGACACCCTGAATAAAAAGGGCGTCGAGGCGGCACACTTCCTGACCACCAATCCAAAGAGAAAACTCGGTCGTGCTGGTGTCATTCTTGCTAAAGAAACCGGAAGTGTTGTTCGCACCACCGGTTCCGATGTTTGTGGCCTCAACCCAGACGTAACTTAACAGATCACCCTTAGTGCGCAGAGGAACCACGACTTCATTACCGGCGGCAAAGGTTCCCACGTAATCGAGACGTTCCGGCTTGAGTGCAAAATTGGTATGTCTCTTATAATTTTGGTGGAAAAATGAAACTTGAGGCGAGCCAGTGATGAAGACATCCTGGGCTCCCTTAGACACGAGGTCAATCAAAGCAGCTGACATTTTACTAATATATGATATTAAAAATTTAGCTCTATAACGAAGTATGGTACAATTTCAAGTCCTGACATGGGATGCACGTGACGAAGATGAGGAGCATTTAATCAGGATGTTTGGAAAGACTCAGGATGGTCACTCCGTCTGCGTGACGACGCCATTCAAACCCTACTTTTTCATGAAGCTTCCTGATACACTCGACACTAAGAAGGTGATCGATTACGTTAAAGACACGTGCCCGGACATTGTGAACTGTGGATCCCTGAGGTCTAAAGATATGGAAGGGTTCCAGAATGGGGAATCTAGAACGTTTATACAGATAACGTGCAAAGATCTCCAATCGCGGCGATTTATAAGTAGTAAGCTGAGAAGAACAACTCATGCGTCACTTAAAAAATTAGAACGGGAACGGAAAGAAATAGACCACAAGCTGTTACTAGCTGAGTCATCTGTAGAAAAACAGAACGATGAAGCGGTAAAAAATCGGGCTGTACACGATGTGGCGGTATTGAGAAAAACCCTGGAAAAACTAGACACCGATATTGATAGAACACTGCACGTAAGTCAGTTACGATTATACGAAGCGAATCTAGACCCTGTTCTGAGGTTCATGCACCGATCTAATATCCAATCTACGGGCTGGGTGGATGCGGGTGATAACTGTGAGCGTGCTGACTTTGCAAATGTGGATATTGACTTGTACTGTAAGTCTTGGAAAGACTTAAAACCCGTAGATAACCCTGAATCTGCACCCTTTGTGATAGCGTCGGTCGATATCGAATGTTATAGTTCGACTGGAAAGTTTCCAAACCCTAATGTGCGGAACGATGCATGTTTTCAAATTGCTATATCACTCGTGCGTTTTGGCGAAACTGAGCCGTTTGAGAAGAGATGTCTATGCTACAAGGAAACCGATAAAAACCTGGACGATGGTTCGATTATCGAGTGGTTTCCTACGGAAAAGGATATGTTGATCAGGTTCTCAAACTATCTCGTTGAAAAGGATACAGACGTGATTACTGGCTGGAATATATTTGGATTTGATCTTGAGTATATTATCGAGCGTGGACATTTGATGTCTTGCCCTCTATCTTTTTTCAAAATGAGTAAGCTGAAAACGCATGTATGTGACCTCGTACGTAAAAAGCTTTCCTCGAGCGCTCTCGGAGATAATGAGCTGAAGCTGGTCCCTATGCCTGGTAGATTTATCTTTGATCTATTTCATGAAGTAAAGCGTGAATATAAACTGGATTCATATAAACTAGACAACGTGTCGAAATTGTATCTCGGGGATAACAAGATTGATATGGCTCCAAAAGAAATGTTTCGTCGATACGAAGAAGAAGATCCTGTAAAGCTTCGAGAGGTTGCAGAATATTGTATAAAGGATACACTCCTCCCACACCGCCTCATTTCAAAGCTGTGTACGTTCATTAATCTTTTAGAGATGGCCAAGGCTACCTGGGTACCACTCAGTTATCTCGTGGAGCGTGGCCAGCAGATTAAGGTGTTTAGTCAGCTTACGAAAAAGGCTCGAGAAATGAAATTTAAGGTGCCTACGTATGATTACGGTCACACGGATAACACGGGATACGTGGGGGCGACTGTACTCGAAGCACAATCTGGTGCATATTACACACCTATCACAGCCCTGGATTTTGAAGGTCTATATCCAAGTATCATGATGGCGCATAATCTCTGTTACTCGACACTCGTCATGGACCCCGAATACAAAAATTTACCCGGAGTTGAATATGAAACGTTCGGAGATCACACGTTCGCACAAAATGTTCCAAGTATTTTACCAAGTATTTTGGAAGAACTCAAAGCATTTAGAAAACAGGCAAAGAAAGATATGGCCAAGGCTACCGGTGCAATGAAACAAATGTATAACGGTAAGCAGTTGGCGTACAAAATCAGTATGAATAGTGTGTACGGATTTACTGGAGCATCAAGGGGCATTCTTCCTTGTGTGGCTATTGCGTCGACGACTACGATGAAAGGTCGAGGTATGATTGACGAAACAAAAGCATACGTTGAAAAACATTACCCGGGTTCTCATGTGCGCTACGGAGATACGGATTCGGTCATGGTCGAATTTGACGTACAAGGGAGAACTGGAAAAGATGCTATTGAGTATAGTTGGGAACTTGGTGAACGCGCTGCCGCTGAGTGTACGAAATTATTTAAGGCTCCTAATAATTTGGAACTTGAGAAAGTGTACTGCCCATATTTCCTTTACAGTAAGAAGAGATATGCCGCGAAACTCTGGACGAAGGGTAAAGATGGAGAAATGAACATGGATTATATAGATGTAAAAGGGTTACAACTTGTTCGCCGTGATAATACTCCTTATATGAGAGAAGTGTGTAAAGAGTTGCTAGATGTAGTTCTCGAAAGTAACGGTACAGACGCACCCAAGGCTCTTGCTCGAAAAAGAGCGGTCGAGCTACTCGAGGGAGATGTTCCGAACGAGAAACTCATACTAAGTCAGTCTCTATCCGATTCGTATAAAGTGAAAGGAGAAAGTGTATCTATCACTAGTGACGAGGTTGCAAATATCAGCCAAGCGCATGTACAAGTGGTTCGAAAAATGAGAGACCGCCAGCCGGGATCCGAGCCACAATCTGGTGATAGAGTACCATATATTCTTATCAACACCGGTGACCCAAAGGCTCGTGCATTCGAGAAATCCGAAGATCCGGTATACGCTAGAGATCACAAGCTCCCGGTAGACTATCCGTATTATTTTTTGAATAAGTTTTTAAACCCTGTATGTGATTTACTCGAACCCCTGTTTGAAAATGTGAAGGATGATATTTTCGGAGAACTACTAATGCGTGCAAAACCACCTAAAAAAACTCGCAAAAAAGCTGATCCGAAACAACCTACCTTGATCAGTGATATATTTAAAAAAAAGAATCCATAATAGAGTATGACTGAAGTAATTCTCGGGGTTGTCAATTCTCAGCGAGCAGGATTAAAAGAAATAGAAAAGATGGTAAAAGAGATAGAAGAAAAGCATAAAGAAGAAATGAGGGTTAATATACTCGAAGCTTCTAATGAACTATGTTCAGAGTTCAAACTTCTACAACGTGAGGATGTACGTGTTCGTAGAATAATTGCACGGGTGTTCGGTGATGACAAATGCATTGGAAAGAGAAAAAATAATCGACCGTGTGGAAACAAGTCTATCAGTGGTTTAGATGGATATTGTAGATCGTGTTACAAGTGTAAGCCTCCAGAAGCCAGGGTGATTAGTTTTGGTACAATGGATCCCGACACAGTTCCAGACGGAGTTGATATGGGTGGTATGGGGACGTGTGTGCTCACAGGTTCGGGAAGTGCGGGATTTCCAGGAACGCCTGTATCGACTAGCCCCCCACCCGAAGACGAGCTTAGAGATTTACCTCCCTTATATTAATAATGAACAAATCAGATATTCTACTAAATTCTATCAACTCATTTTATGCAAAATCAGAGAATAAAGCTACGCTCGTTGAACTATTAACAAAAAGTGGGGGTATATCTCTGCGAAACCTGGAATGGTTTATTACTAATTACTCTAAAAAGAATAACCTATCATACGAAACGAAGGACGGAAAAATTTTTAGTGTTCATTGCGCGTATAAGTCAAGTTTAGACGGATATTCAAAAAAACTATTCGACCCATTCTGTAGAACAGAGAAGATAACCTATAAACTACCGGATACATCTGAGGAAATTCATACGACTGTTGCACAGCTGAATTTCATCCGATGGTGTATTAAGAATAATATCGTGGATTACATTCGTAATCATCACGATACGTTATTTATGAAAGGGAATACCCTTCGACTCCAGAAGGCTTAGGCCTACCATACCCCGGCGGGATTTTAGGAGACCTGGGAATAAGGGATTCTGGCATTTCGGGTATATATCTATCTGTAGACATACCTACACCAGACATGAATCCCCTATCGAACAGAAACGTCTGATATCCGACATAATACATGTTGAGTGTGTAGACGTTCGTCAAATTGGGAGTGAGTGAAATATCAAGAATAGTTCGATCTGAATTTAATTTACTGAAGTCCAGGCTTCCCGATGGTTCCACATTAATCGGATTCATCGCGAATGCATACGTGTAAATATTTCTATCGGGTTTCGATAACCTACTATTATAAGGTACGACATACTTATAGAAAACATGGTCGGGATTATTTATATTTGGTAAATCCTGACCGTTAATGAATATTTTAGCTGTCTGTTGTACGGGGTTAAAAAACTCCGAACTAAGTCCATACGTATCTGATGTTGAGAAGTTATATCTATTTTCAAACTTTCGCTTGAGAACATCTGTATCACCCGTACCTAGATTCGAAGGACTACCGTGTTCACTCTCATCCTCGAAATCTTTGCGTCGTAAAAACCAAAACATAGCTTTCACCGGTATACTGGGAACAAGTTGTAATTTAACATTATTTTCACCTATCTCCGTTTCTAATGTTGGATGTTTATTCACTACATCGGTGATTAGGACCTGTTGCTTCGTGGTCAGATACGACTTTTCTTGTGCCGATACGGTAATTTCTTCTGTTATCAGACTGAACTTGTCCAATGTGAGATGTGAAAAACCTGGATTATTCGTGAAGAACGTACTCGGCCTAAACTTTATCTCAAATTCTAGTTTTTGTTTGTGAATGGCGCACGTAGGAAAATAGGGTCTGTTAGGTGAATTTGAAGCGTATTCATCTCCCTCATACTTACGTGAAAAGAAAAGAGGTATAGGTATCATCAACTGTGACGGGTATCTAGATAAACTAGCATCGTTTGCAGACGAAGTACCTTCTGATTGATTACGATTGAGAGTGTATCGTTTTGTCCTCTTTTCAGATGCATCTAAATATAATTCATCGTATATCATACCCCAGTCATCGTGATACTTTTCGAGTTCTAACTCGTCCACACGCATTGTCACTGTTTCTATCACGTGACGGCCTATCTGGTCAGCAATATTGGCGTTCGATTCAACTTTGGGAAACTCAAGATGAACATACATATTACTAAGGAGGTCACCCATGTTCTGTGGATTTAATGTAATTTTTATAGATTCACCGAATGGCCATGTGGTCGACGCGTTAGAAGGTTTAGAGACGGTGACACTTTTATGATATTTCGTAAAGTTTGAATGTTGTGTAGGTTCGTAATTAAAGAAGGAATGTGTTGGGCTATCATGTAATAGGAACGTGTCCTGTTTACCTATCGCGTTAAGAGCCAGAACAGAACCGGTATCGGGACCTTTGAGGTCCATACTTATCTATTGCTCACAATTTTTTAAGGTCAGTTTTCCACATGTCAACATATCCAATAGCTTTGAGTGAATTCAGTTCTTCGTTGAGAGTTTTCCATTCGTCGAACAGAGCCTTAACCCTTTCCTCTGTATAATCAACTGTCTTCGTATGTAAGAGATAGTCGTATGAGTCATCAACCATAGGAAACAATGTAGACAGTTGGGTCTCTAGATCATGTTTCTTACGTCTGAATATCACTATGTCGCCCTCTATCACCATCTTAACGAACCGTGCACGCCTGGAACACAGTTCAGCCTTTCTCTTCGTAACTTCGATGAGTCTGTTCTTTCTCTTCACGTAGTGATCCATGCGAAGACCGATGAAGTCGGTGAGTATTTTCTCTGCGCTGTCGTATTTACATATACCTTTCGTGGGGTGAAACAAATGCATGTTTGAGCATCTGATAGTCTTTTGCAGTTTAAGATCCTTCACAGCGTCTTTACCGTTGTAATCCTGAATAATAAAATCGACGTTCTCGGTTGTACTGTTGTTGGTGAAACCGCTGATAATCTTCTTTTCAACCAGGGTATCGAGATGTTCTTTGTAATCTTGTGTCCATCGACCCGGTGGAAGTTCAGTGACTTTGATCGTTTTTCCGATACAAACCCAAACACCTTGAGTCACCCACGAATCGTCGTCCTGTTCTAAGATTGTCCCCTTAAACCCGCGGAACCACGGTTTCATTCTGGTCATATCCTTTCCACGTGTGAAATTGAGAATGTTTTGCTTGATGTCCTCTGGGTTGAAAGGTGGTACGTAGCAGCTGAAACCAGTTCCAATACCTTCAGTTCCGTTCACAAGTACCATGGGTAAAACGGGCATATAAAACTCTGGTTCAATCGAACGCCCATCGTCGTCGAGGTAGGTAAGTACTGCATCATCCCTGGGGTCGAAGAGAGTTCGAGTCTCCTTTGAGAGCCTGGTAAAGATATATCTCGTTTGAGATGCATCTTTGCCGCCCATCAATCGGGTTCCAAACTGACCACATGGTTCGAGGAGATTGATATTGTTTGAACCCGTGTAGTCGTTGGCTAGTTTGACGATGGTGTCGGCCAAACTTACTTCGCCGTGATGATAAGCAGACTTTTCAGCTACAAAGGCAGCCAATTGCGCCACCTTCATCTCGGCAGTTAGATTCTTTTGAAAACATGAATACATAACCTTTCTCTGTGACGGCTTGAGACCATCTGCAACGTGGGCGATCGAACGCTTCAAATCAGCCAGTGAGAAATTTACCAGGTCCTTGTGAATAAAGTCCGAAATCCCCAACTGCTTTACGTTTCCATAAGGTACTTCAAGATCTTTCACCTCTTTCGCAGTACTTTCAAGAAGCCACGTCTTACGGTCATCAGCCTTCTTCTTATCGAATGCAAGAATTACTGAATCATCGGTCATGATATCTACGTCAAACCTGACGGTGAGAGTCTCAATCATTTTGAAGTACTCACGCGCCTCCGCAGAAGTCGAGGTACCGAGACCCTTATAGTATTTGATTCGCCAACCCTGTTTTCCATCCCCATACCATGCACGAAACGCAGAGTCTGTATAGAACGATTTGGATTGTGAATTTTTTGTGGCTTTAATGATAGGTGTGACCATCGACACCACAAAGCCCAATTTGAGGAGACTGGGCCAAAATGCGTGAATCATGTTGAGAATTAGACCCTTGATATGTGAGCCATCGTTATCCGCGTCAGTCATGATCATGAGACGACCATATCGAAGCTCGGAAACATCGGTATATTCCTTTCCCTGTTGCAATCCGAGAATCTTTTTAAGATCTGAGAATTCCTGGTTCGAACTCAGCTGCGCCACGGATGCATCTCGCACGTTCTTACATTTCCCGCGTAGAGGGAAGACTCCATAGTGATCCCTACCGACAACGGAAAGTCCAGCGACGGCGAGAGTCTTTGCTGAGTCACCCTCCGTCACGATGAGAGTACATTTCTTAGAATGAGATGTACCAGCCTTGTTTGCATCATCAAGTTTGGGGATACCTGTAATCTTACTCTTACGAGCTCCACCGTCTGTCTTGGCCAATTCTTTCATTTCCTTAAATTTCGAGAGAGCCGTGAGCTCGTCGGAAATACCGGTCTTCAAAACGTTTTTTACGAAGGTTTTAGGCATCTCGAACTTTGATCCGAAATCGGTCGCCTTGAGTGTGCACTCAGATTTCACCTGACTCGAGAAGGTTGGATTCTCGAGAGTCGTCCGGACGAAGATACGAAACGTGGCCTTTACTTGTTGGGGTTTGAGCTTGATCTTTTTTGCCATCTCATCGATAATTCCCGAAGCAACCAATGAAGCCGCATGATCAACGTGCGTACCACCCTTGGTAGTGCAGATCCCATTTACGAATGAAACCTGTTCCATTCCATCCTCAGACGGTCCGATACAAACAGCCCAACGGTCAGTCGTGGCGGAGTAGACATTCTCAACTCCTTCGTGCATTTTCGCATAGGCTTCGAAGGTTTGTTTTGGAAGGGCTTCACCGTTAAACTTCACTTTGCAGTTCGCCGAAGTACATATGTTCGCGTCCCAAACACGCTTTTCCATGATATTATAGATCCCATTCTCCATATCTTTCATCGAAAACCTAGACCAATCTGGTTTGAAAGAAACGGAAACGGATGCAGTAGCACCGTTAAATTTTTTTATTTTTGGGACATAGCATGTCGACATATTATCGAACCATTCTTGGTGATATTCCTGTTTGGTTTCTGGATCCTTGATGATGACCGAAAACCACTTACTGTAGATATTCGCTAGCTTAGCGCCATATCCATTCCTACCCCCGACAAGTCTCTTTTGGGTATCATCATAGTTGGTACTCGTGAGCAAGTGACCAAAAACGAGTTCGGGGTTCCAAACATCTTCTTTTTTATTTTTTTGTATGACGAGTCCTCCGAGAGGACCGTTATTGTCAACAGTAATCATACCAGAAATTTTATCGACATTGACAGAGATTGACGTAACCTGTTTAGGGTACATGGAGTTCCTGTCGATGGCGTTGACGAGTACTTCGTCAAAGATTTTGAGTAAACCTGGACTGTATTTGGTTGTGGTCTTTTTGAATTTTTTACCATTGAGCACCCAATAGGGTTCCCGAACAGCGTCCACTGGACCGACATAAGAGTCGGGTCGCTTTAAGACGTGTTCGATATGGCTAAGTTTTTGAACACTTTCCATTTCAGTTTATTTTATTACGACTCAAATCTCTAACTTAGGTGCTTTATCGAAACCAGTATCCATTCGCGGGTGAGGCTGATGGTACGTCGGTGGTACTATTTGTTCTAGAGAGGGCTGGTCTGATTGTATTAGGGATGAAAGCGTAGAGTTTCTTTAACTCGTTGCAGAGGGATAGGTAGACGTTCTCGGGGATTTTATCAGATATACTGTCTATGATTTGCATTACATTTTGAAGTACATTCATCACTATATTACATGGCTATTTTTCTAAGGGTTTAAGGTGTTGGTAGGTCAGCGTGACGGTTGAGCCTCTGCGCCTCGTCGATTAGGTCTTTGACGACGTAGGGGCAGTTACGCTTATCGTGACCCACCTGGCGGCAGCGACCACAGCGACGCGGACCCGAAGATCGCCGGTGGGCTCCGTTACGGATACCATCCATTCGGTCAATCGCTTCTTGGTAATCTTGAACATCCACGTATCCGTGTTCATTTGGGGGAATCTGTGGAGCTTCCTCAACGGTGCCCACGCGCGTTTGGTGGCGACCACGTCCGATACGGGAAAATGATCCAGTCTTATTGTGAAGGTTTTGGAGATGATCACAGAACTGGAGGTAGAGGCCTTCGGGGATTTTATCCGAGGCCTCGTCCAGCTGTGTCATCATCGTGTGTAAAATGTCTTGTTGAGTAGTCATGTTTTTAGATGAAATTTACAAATATTCTTACAAACTTAGGTGCTATTTAATCTTTAACGGCGCCGTTCGACCCGCGCCTCCCACCCATGGTCCACCATTCGCCCGGGGGCGACCCAAAACTCGTGTGTCGCGGCCTCCCAGTAATCGCGGTGATAGACGCATGCATCAATTTGCGTCAACTTTTCTTCCGTCTCCACACAAAGCACCTCCCACTTGGTCATATTTGCCTGCTCCTCCAAGACCTTTAACTTAGCGTTGTTGAAGTACTCGGTCATTTTCCTTTGGCATTCTTCCTTGTAGTCATCGTAAATCTTCTTCTCAAAGGCGGGAAGCTTTTGGAGTGTTTTGAGTGAAAGTTCATCATAGTAGACTGGTGCCCAGCCAAGGCGGTTCGCCAAGGCTACCTTCTCCTCCTCGGTTGCAATTTCCACCACAATTGTCCGAAGACCGTTTTCCACCAGATTTTTCCAGGTCCAGCCGCTTGTCGGCACGGCGGCGGTGCTTAGGTGACCAACGAGTTCCCCAGCCTCACCACCGGAAGCCCAACGAGTGTTCTTTTCACACCACAGCTTGATAGCCTGAGTCTTTCGAAACGCAGTCATACGATTGATGGGGGTCCAAGTACGCCTCGCTTCCTTTTCCCACTTCATGAGAACCTTGTACTCCTCGTGCATCTGCTTCACAGCACCCAGAAGCCTGTCTCTGAGAAGTGCAATATCAGAGAGACGTGTTCGATCGAGATTCGGGGCGAAGTCACTGTCCGAGCCATCATCACTGTTGCTGTCAAGTTCAGAATCATCGTCACTGTAGTAGAAGGAGTCTTCGTGGAACGGTTTGTCGCCATTGAGCTTGTCGTGGATGCGTTTGAGTTTGTCAGCCATGTCCAAGTACATACCATCTCCAATCTTGTTGGAGATGTCGTCAAGGCAGGCCATAAGACTTTGGAGATCTTCCATGTTGGTTGATTGTTTTTATTGAAAAATAAAAATTCTAGGGTTCACTTAGGTATGGAACATCTAAGAAACATCATGGAGATAATGGATGATGATAAAATGTTCCCCACGAAAACAGAATGGGCGTATGTGGAGATATCAAACGAACTCAAACATTTATACTTGAAATTAAAAGACCTAATGGGTAATCCCTCGGC